TTGCCATTGATGTTTACCTCGTGATAATTTTAAAAAGAAGATTTAACGACCAGTTACTTCAGAAAAACTCACTCCAGATCTTGTAGCAACAAAAGTAATTGTGATGTAGTTAATTGAGCGAGTTGGTTTTACATAGATTTCTGCAACAAATTCATTTCTGTCAATGACATCTGCTGTGTTATTTGTCTCATCACAAATAACTAAAAAGTCAGTAACGCCTCTTTTTGCTTGAATTTCAGAAAGGAATGAATTAGCAGCACTCGAAAAAGAGGAACGAGTTGTGGTATCGTTGAGTTCGAAAAGAACTGTTTTAGCAAGTTGTCCGATTCTCTTTTCCATTGATAGGAAAAGACGGCGAACGTTGATTCTATCAAAAGCACTTGGAGCACCAAGAGCAGTTTTATCTCCAAAAAGAACAACTCCTTGACCGGGAAAAGAAGCAATTGGATTAATTCTTTTTTGGTATAACTTGTCTCTATCTGTTTTGGAAGGAACGTAAGCAAGCTTCACAGCATTGCGAATGCTTCCTTTATTTACTCCAGCAGGTGATATCCAATCTTCAGCATTCAATGAAACCTGCACACAAGTACCAGCAACATCAGCATTACAAGGAATGTAACGATAAGTATCATTATACTTGTCGTAGATATATTTGTATCCACTATCTAACACAGCATAAGAGCTGCTGCCGATAGAATCGAAAAAGGTGATGATATCATCTCTTTGAGCAGTAGGAGAAGAAAGAGTTACAAATCCTCTGTGAGGAGAAACAAAAGCAATACAATCTTTTCTTGTAGAAGCAATATCAATTGCTTTCTGTGCTTTTGTTATTTGATCTGCTTCTATTGCCAAACTTCCAGCAGCGAGAATAAAATCAATTTCGATTTCTTCAGTATCTGCAAAAAGATCAAAAGAAGTATTGATTGTTGATACGTTAGTTGTGTAAGCATCAACTCCAGCACTCAAAGTGCTAGTGGAATTTCCAGCAGCAGGAGCAGTTGTTCCGGCATAGATATATGCTGATCTGGATTTTATCACGTCTACGTAATATGTAGAAGCACCTTGCTCGTCTTTAGCGGTAGACAAACGTGAAAGATAAACAAATGTTTCTAATACATTGTTATTAGCATCTAATACAACAATGTGTAAATCGTTTGCTCCACCTGGATCTCCAGCAATAGTAGTCCACTTAACAGATCCGTAAAGATTTTCAGTATCGTAGGTAGCAACACCACCATCAATAACTGCTATCTTAAGACCATTTGCCCAAGTGCCAGCAGTGCGAGCAGCAAACTTCCAAGCATAACCAGAATAATTTGCTTCGTAATTATCAAATGACTTGATAGTTGGAGCAGAAACAGCGGCAGATGTTACAACTGGATATACTGTTGATAAAGTAGTTGCAGTGCCAGTAGCAGCAAATGTAAGCAAAGTAGCAGTAATTGTTGATGTTACAATTAAAGCAGCAGTAGTGCCAAGTGCTCCTCTCGTAACAACTACATCGTTACCTTCTACATCAGTAATTAAAACAATCTCTGTGTTGGCATTAACACTATTTGTTAAGCGAAAGTATGCACCAGCAGTAAATCCAGTAGCATCAGTTAAAGTGAAGATGTTTTCTGAAGCATCGATTGCTTCGTTAACAACAGTTGTGGTTGCTGAGTTAGCATAAGACCACTTAGTAACAGCAGCACCACTTGCGTGATTAGCAGCAGATGATCCCAGTTGTGCTCTGGTTACCGTTAATGTATCTTGACCAGTAGTGTTAGTTGCTGTAACTAAGAAATATTCATTATCGACTTTAACATAATCGCTAGTGGCAAATGAAGCAGCACCATCAACATTAAGTTTAGTTGCGTCTGTTGTTTCAGCACCAACTTCAGAAACACTATTTTTAAGTAATGCGTCTTCAATTCTTACAATTTGAAGTTGACCGCCGTATGAAAGAAAGGTGGAAGCTGAAAACCAATCTTCGTAGTTGTTGCCGTTTGGGGCACCGAATATTTCTAAGAGCTCCCTTTCGGTAGCAATGTTTGTAATTGTTCCTACTGGACCTTTTGCAAAACTACCAACCAACGCAGCAGTATTTGCTTGCTGATTTACAATAGTTTGTCCAGTTAAATCACGCTCTCTTAGAACAATTCCAGGTGATACTTGACCTGCCATGTGTTTCTCCTCGTGAAAAATAAGTCATTTTTTATCTAAAAGTATTTATTAAAAAGTCATTTTTAGAAACCAAGCATATATTCTACATCAGCATACGGATTACCATATCCATCTGTATACCAAATGTTTCCGTCTTCATCTATAATTTTTTCTTCCATTTCAGAAATTCCATCTGACAAAAATCCAAACGGTGCCATGTCTTGTTCTATTTGATTTTTTTGTTCATCGTATATTCTTTTACGAACATCATTATCAGTCATTTCCCTAAAGTAGGGTTGCACAGCTAACCACGCAAAAATAACAAGACACATTACGAGGTCATCATTATATCCATCATCTGCTTCAAACGATTGATTTTTTTGAATGAATGTTGTCAACTCACTAATAATTTCATAATCAGATATTATTAATTTGTCATCTTCAATTAATGTCTTTAAGTTGGAGCATCCAACCTTCTTAGTCACCTTAGACATTTTTAAACCTAGTTGAGATTTACTTCCGGAAAATCCTTGACCAACAATCTGACCTGCTCTACCTCTCATAGCACACATTAGAATATTTGGATACTCTAAATCATAATGAAGAATATTACCTACCTGCTCTCCAATATCATTAATCTCGATAAGTATATATGTGTTGTTATAATTTCTAGCAACTTGATCTATAATATTGGGAAACAACATTGGTTTGATTTCGTTGTTTCGATATTTACATACTACCTTCCACGGAAGTGTAGTGATATCAAAAACAACAAAGGCAGAGAAATCATTATTTGTTCCACGAGAAACATCGACTGTCATTATATAATCTTTTTCTTTTTTTGCTTCTTCGTATACTTTTAAACCTTTACTATTATCTTGTATTGGTTCTTCATATGTCATTGACCTAAGTTTAGCAGCAGTAATGAGAGTATCAACTGACCCTAAGAACTCACATTCAAATTCCTGTGTAAACTGCCTCTCGGAGGTGTTTCTAATCGTCTCCTGCTTCCACGCTTCATCTCTACCAGGAACAGCACTCCAATGAACTTCAAGAGGCACATAACCGTTTCTACCACGCTCTGCGTCATGCCAGAGTTTGTAAAACATATTCATACCCTGTGGGGTAGAAATGATAATAACTTTTGTTGTCTTACCAGATGAGATAGTAGGATACACAGAGCTAAAGAATTGCTCTGCCATGTGATTAGGTACGAACGCAAACTCGTCAAGAAAGATAATATTGAATGAGTTTCCTCTAACGGCGCTAGAAGAGGTTGAGGCAGCGATTATCTTAGATCCATTATCTAGTTCCAGTGAACCTTTATTCCACGCTATGACGCCTTGCTGCATCCATGTGGGGAGATTTTCATACGCAAGTTGTAAACGAGATAGAAGTTCTCTTGATGTTTCTGCTTTGTTTGCTAGAATAGCAATCTTAACATTATCATTAAACACCGCATAATGTAATAGATAACAAATAACGGTTGTAGATTTTCCTGTTTGTCTCGGAAGTTTTGCTATGTTAAATCTGTGATTATGAAAATTTTCAATTAATTTTTCTTGAAAATCATACATCGTAAAAGGTATCAAACCCTGATCAAGGTTAATAATCTTTACATAATTTTTAGCAAAGTAAATTGGATCTTCTTTACATTTAATAAATTCTTCTATCTGTTTCTTGGTAAAATTAATTGCTGTGTTTGCTTTTTTTAAATTAGGATTACCAAGATATAAATTATCAGCCATACATCCTCTTCATTTCTTTATCCATCTCATCCATTTTCTTCAATCTTTTTTCCCAAGTATCCCCACTTGTTGATCCTTTACAAGGATTGATACATTCTGGAGCATCTACTCTATTACATACTAAACCAGCAAGATCGTGTGGATCTCCTACCTTACCTGTGCCAGACCAATAGTGTTGCCCCTCTAACCAAGTAGCACCACACTTTGAGCAAATTTTAGTATCCATATTATTTAATGTAAGATAACGTTTTTATCCTTGATAAGAAACTGCCACTGCTCTAATATCATCATTACCAGCATAGATTTTTTGTGTTGGTAATTTACGAATAACCAATGTCTCTGCTGGAGACATGCTAAATGTTGCTACTGTTGTTGGAGAAGATTCACCGTCAGTGATAGTAACTAAGTGAGCTGTATTACCTTGAGCATCGTGCATTAAACGAACTTCTGTTGCTCCGCTTACAGTAATCGCAGTGCCAGCAGATGTTGGAAGAGCTACTTCCGTTCCTAAAATTTTCAATCTCATATTGATTACCGTTTATTTTCTATTTATTATTCTTCTACTTTTCCTTTCTTCAATAAAAGTTGAAGATCAGCAGTAGTTCCAAAAAACATATTGTTAGTGACATTACCATTGATAGCAGCAGTTTTCTTATCTACCTTATCAAGGTCTTTGATTTTCTTTTGAAGGTCTATAAGTTTATCTGTCATATCAGCAGTTTGCTTGATGAAGTTACCAGCAACCTCATAAGCTCTTGGATGGTTACTTTCCCGTGCTAAGTCAAGCACATCACTAATTGCTTCTTGTGCTTTATCAATTAAGTTATATAAATTTGCTCGCGTGTATTCGTAATCTTTTGTAGCATCAATTGATAATTCAGTGCTTATTTGTTTAATCATTTCACTTTTCTTTTCTATAGGTGTTACTTCAATATCAAAAATCTCTTCCATGTTGTCTTCAAATTTACTCATAAAAGAGTTATCCCCTCATTAAATCCAAAGTCATCATCAGGCGTTAATAATAAACTATCATTATTATCTACATCACTATCACCATCTTGATCAGTAAGAGCTTTTGGTGTTGCATCATAACGCACAGCTCTCTTATGTTCTTGGAAATCACCAAGAGTTTCAAAGACAGTTGCCTTACGAATAATTTCAGCATTTGAAACTGGTCCATACATATATGTCTTTAATGTAAAATCAAGAGTGTATATGATAGATCTTCTACGCATCATGTCATCTTCATAATCATCTTCATAATTAATATTATTCAGAATGATTGGTAAATCTTTGGTCTCGTTCATTTCTGCTACAAGAGTAACACTTACATTAAATGATGGTTGAAAATATGGTAATATCTGTTCTAAAATTT